TAAAAGATGATATGCACCCACATCAAGTTGCTCAACTTATGATGGCTCTTAAACTATACAGAACAACTAAAAAATATAAAGCAGATAGCTATGATGACCTTGAAATATACTCAAAAATGGCTAAAGAACTGCATAAAAAAATAAAACATCATTTTGAAGAATTTGATGCGAATCATGAGGCGCATGCAGAAAAAGGTAATAAAGCTGCAGGTGGTAGAGCTAGAAAACATATTGGAGAGATTAAGAAACTGGTTACAGGTTATCGTAAAGCTTCAATATCTCAATCAAAGAAGTAGGAGAATTGATGAGTACAAAACCAATGAAACCTTTATCTAAACCTAAAGAAACTGTAGATTTATCAAAGGCAGATACTTTACAATGTGAGGAATGTGATAATTATTTGTTTATTACCTCATTTGTGATAAAACGAGTTTCCGCAATTTTATCACCAACAGGACAAGAAGGATTAGTTCCAATTCAAGTCTATAGTTGTGGTAATTGTGGTACAGTTCCAAAAAAGTTATTAGAAGGTAGCGGACTTGAAACCTAAAGGTTTATTTGATCATATTAATCAAATAACATCTAATCAAACAAACGATTATTGGAACACATTAACAGAATCAGATAAGAAAACCTGGTCTAATTATATGATTAATAGGTTTCTTTCTATGAAAATGGAGTGGACAGATTTTGTAAATGAAATACAGAAATTAAAGCTGGCTCCGCGCCAGCTTTATTTGGTATATTCTAATGTATTACCAAAAGGTAAACAGTATTTAAAATATATTAAGAAGAAAAAAGGCCCTATTTATAATACACAAGTCATTCAGAAAGTCTCTGAATATTTCGAAATCAGTCAATCCGAATCGGAAGACTATTTAAAATTATTATCAAAAAAACAAATTAGAGAACTGGTATCCAAATATGGATATACAGATAAAGAATTAAAACAAATGGGATTGTGATATGATAGTCCCAAATAATATATTAGACGAGATGGAGAAAAAACACAAAATGAAAGTTATTAAAGATAAACCAACAAAAGAAAATTATGTTGAAGATATAGATGAACAAGCTCACGCACAAGGTCGTGGGAGTAGTTATGATGTCATAGAACAAATGGAAAACGAATGGCCTCAAATGACCAGAGAGTTCAAGAAGATTCAACGAGAACAATACGAATTGTTTTTACACAAACAACACGATTACGGCCCAGGTAATATTTCTGTTGGTACACAATTACAAACACCAGAAGAAATTAAATTATCACTTACAGGGTTATGGTTTCGTATGAATGATAAGATACAGAGATTAAAAACCTTATTGATGGGTGATAAACAATCAGCCGTAGATGAACCATTAGAAGATGCATATTTAGATATATCTAATTATGGTATTATGGCTACTATTGTTAAGAATGGTAAATGGGGAAAATAGAGTTTAATTAGGAGATTACAAAATGAAAATTTTTATACAATCTAACGATCCAACTTATTTAGTGGCTAAGGTTGCTGAATATTCCTTTTCAAAATTTGGAAATATGGATATAACTATTTTGAATGTGAATGATTTTAAGTATTTATGTTCACACGAGAATAAATTATTTAACAGAGGAACTAAGATTAGAGAATGGAGAAAGAGTTCAATACAATCTTTTTTTCCAACAAGATTTTTTGTAGGTGATTAATTTCAAGGAGAATGTCTTATAATTGATCCTGATATATTTTGTGTAAAAAATCCAACAGAATTGTTAAATGATATTGATACTACTAAACTTAATGTAGTGAAAAATAATAATGAACCACCATATAATTTTGATGGATATCATTCTTCAGCAATGTATGTGGACACAAATATATTGACATGGAGTGAAGAAAACGTAGTAAATGATATGTTTGATTTATCTAAAGATTTTGATGATTATATGAGACTTTATAATTATGATGTTAATTTATTGAATGAAAATAAATATCAATCGTTTGATAAAATAACTGATGAAACTATTTTTATACATATGACCAGAACTGAAACACAGCCCTGGAAAACAGGATTAGGATATAAAGAATATGAATTACATAATCGCCCAAAAAATTATGGAGAAAAATTTAAGGTTTTTGAAAAACATCAAAGCGAATCTGTAGTAAATTTTTTCTTTCAATTATGCAAAGAGGCATTGGAATGTAATTTTATTGATGAAAACATTATTAACAAATCTATTGATAATGGATATGTTAGAAGAGATTATTGGTCATGTCTAAAATAACTAATAAAGAAGGTAAACAAATACCTACTGATATGTGGATTAATGAAAATCATCCTGAAAATGGAGTTTTTAAAGTATATTGGTCAAAAAACGGCGGAGTGTCACTAAAAGATGAGGGATTGAATCAAAGATATGAATGGATTTATAAAGATGGTAAAAGAGGGAATGGCCCATCTAAAGGGTGGTATCCAAATGGACAAATAAAACAAATATGGAATTGGACAAATGGATATAAAGATGGATTATTTAGATTTTGGTATGAAAATGGCCAAATATTTTATACAGGAATGTTTGTTAATGGAAAAAAGGATGGAAAATGGACTTGGTGGTATGAAGATGGGACTAAAGAAATGGAAAAAATATATAAGAAAGGTCGTCCTGATGGAGTATGGCGTTGGTGGAATGAAAGTGGAGAATTAATGAAAAGTGGTGAGTATGTGGAAGGGAAGAAACACGGAATGTGGAATTATTATTATGATCAAGGCCAGAAATATTTTGAAGATATTGAGAGACAGATTCGTGAAGGTGCTGGTCATTGGCAGTGGATAGATGAAAGTTATGGAACTGATGAGGAGAGTGGAAAAGGTGGAGAACGAGATCAAGATAAACCCTTTGTTACCACTCGGAAAAAATGGAGGCCTCGTGCAGAAAGAACAACCTAAACAACTTAATGTAAGCTATTCTCAGTTATCTAATTGGAGTGTTTGTCCACACAGATGGAAATTACTATACATTGATAGATTAGCACCTTTTACAGATAGTATTCATACTTTGTTTGGTACAGCAATGCACGAAACGATGCAAACTTGGATACATTGTATTTATAATAAGACAGCTAAGTTAGCAAATGAATTAGATTTGGAAGATTTATTACTTTCTCGAATGAAGACACTTTACCACGAGAAAATGGAATTAGAAGGTGCAGAACATTTTACCACACCTGAAGAATTGACAGAGTTTTGGAAAGATGGTTGTGCAATTTTAGATTTTCTTAAAAAACGTAGAGGTGATTATTTTTCTAAAAAGGGATATGAATTGTTGGGAGTGGAAACTGAAATAAATTATCCACTACAAGATGGAATTATGTTTAGGGGATTTATAGATTTAGTTATTAAAAATAAAATAACTCAAAAAATAAAAATTATAGATATTAAAACATCTACAATGGGTTGGAATAAATGGATGAAAGCAGATAAGAATAAAACATCACAACTTTTGTTATATAAGCAGTTTTATTCAAAAATGTATGACTACCCAATAGATAAAATTGATGTAGAATATTTTATAGTTAAACGTAGATTGTATGAGAATGTAGATTGGCCTCAAAAGAGAGTTCAATATTTTTCACCGGCAAGTGGTGTACCTTCTATGAATAAAGTAATACTTAATTTAAAGAATTTTGTTAAAGAGGGATTTGTAAATGGGAAACACAATACAAAACATAACTTTAGAAAAGAAGCATCTAAGAAAAACTGTAGATGGTGCGAGTTTAATCAGTCGGAACATTGTGCCGAGGGAGTGAAATAATGGGATTACAAAGAATTAGTTTAAGAATATATTTACCACATTTATTGAATAATGAAAAGGTATTAGAATTTTTAACATCCATCTATGAAGAATTAAGAAATCCAACTACTTTATATTTGTGGTATGATAAGGAAAAGGATACAGTTGAACCAAAAGAACTCAAATCTTTTATAGAAACTTGGGAAAGTAGAGAACATTACAAAACTTTTATACATACCAAAATGGTTACAGGCCCACGAAATTTTATATGGTTTGATATTGTGCCTATTGGAGTTAATACATCCGAGGTATCTGGTAGGTTTCAATATCATTACGTTGATTCAGATAAATTGGTGGAAGGAATTAAAAAATTTAAAGAAATTGTAAACTTTTGTGCACACAATAAACCAATTAAAAAACAAAAAAGAACAGATAGTAAAGATGAAGATAGGTATCGTAGGTAGTAGAGAATACGAGAATAAGTTAAAAATAAAAGAATTCATTTATCAACTGAAAGAAAAGTTTGGAGATGAATTAGTAATAGTTAGTGGTGGTCAAAAAGAGGGGGCAGATGGTTACGCTAAAAAAACGGCCTTAGGTTTTGATATCAAATATGCTGAATTTCCACCAGTACATTATCAATATAATCAACATTGTGTATTAAAGCGAGGAAGATACGGAAAAAAATATTATGTTGGAAACTTTTTCGCTAGAAATAAACAGATTGCAGAGTATAGTGATATGGTGGTAGGTTTCATACCAGAGGGAGCTGTATCAAATGGTACAAGGCATACTTTAAGTGAGGCAGAGAAGCTAGGAAAAAAAATATTAATAATTAATTAATGAGATAATATATATTTATATATATATGAATATATGGGAAAGATGTTATGGATAAGTTACACTTAACATCGGTAAAGATATT